GTCGTTCACCTGCAGCCAGAGGAGCATCTTCCTGGCTTCAGTCATGGGGTCCACCCCGGGGAAGGCCTCACCCCACTGGCGCAGCATCCCCTCCGTGACCGGCCAGGATTTCCCATCAGACCCAGCGCAGGGCAACTCCAGCACCACCGGCGTGGAGTCGGACTTGCCCGGCTCCGCGCAAGCTTTTAAGGGTGCGGGTGCGGGTGCGGGTGCGGGAGTGACGTTCACTTGCTGCTTTTTGCTGCTCGTTTGCTGCTCGTTTGCTGCTCGTTTGCTGCTCGTTTGCTTGCCGCCCTTGCTCCCGGCCTCGGCCCGGATGGCCGAAAGGGTCTGCCCCTTGGCCCGGCGATCGGCCTCCCGAAGCATCCGGGTGGCCACGTAGCGGGGGGCATGGTCGTAGAAGTCATGGCAGCGGTAGAGGCCCGGGCGGCCCGGGACCTCTTCGATGTAGCCGGACTCCCCCTCACCCCCAGCATTCAGAAGGGCCTGGCACAGCTCCCCAGGCTTCCCGGGCCACTCCGCCAGTGCCTCGACGCTGGTTGAGTCACCCAGGTAGTCATCCCCGTTGATGCAGCACTTCTCCCAGATGAGTTCCAGGCACCCGAGGGCGAGGGGTGCGCAGCCCAGCAGGAACTTCAGCCGGACGAACTTGCGGTGTCCAGTGGCACCAGGCCGAGCCATCACGCCCTCCCGTCGATGAGGGCCAGACGCTCAGCCTCTTCTCTTTTGGCGGCCTCGAAACGGGCCCGCGCCATGGGCAGAGCGCTCCTGGCCGCCTTTTTGAGCTTGCGAGGCGTGCGCTGTGGCCATTTGGGATAGGCCAGCTGCTCAAGAACCGAGAGGACGAGTTGCTTGGCCACGAGGCGCTGGATCGTGTGAACCACCATGGCGAAAGGAGAAGGGCTTTTCTGGGTATCCATCACACCCCCTCGAATTCACAGAACTGCTCAACCACCCGAGCCTCAGCCTCCCGAGCCTCCTTGACGCCCCGGGCCGCCGCCAGGAGGGCTTCCTCCTCGACGGCACCGAAGACCGGCTTCACACCCAGCAGCTCGGCCACCTGGTGCAGCAGGGCCCCCAGGCGGGCCTGCTCGGCCGCCAGGGTGGCGTCCTCCACCCCCAGCACCACCAGGCCGTCAGGGAGGGCCAGCGGCCCGGCCGAGCGGATCACGCAGGTGGTGCGGCGCAGGAGCTCCCGGCCCGTGTAGGCCCTGCTGAAGGGATCCCACTCCTGGAGGCAGAGCGTGTCGCCAGCCGTGTAACCTCGGTCATCCACGCGGATCTCGAAGGGCTTTAGGCCGCCCAGCGAGGCATTGAACGGCTCAGGCCAGGTCTTGAGGAAGTGGGTGGTCACCGTCCCACCTCGATCCGCCGATTTTTAGTACGCATTCGCATGATGGAGTCCCAGGGGATTTGCAGCATTTACGTTCAAAAAAGACTGATTAGGCGAACTGGGAGGGGGCGTCCGAGTTCGTCTAATACAAAGTTGGGCGCTACATTGCTTTTTGAATTTCACGGATCAAACGCCTGCGGGCGGCATCCGCTTGGGTTCCCGTTATAAAACCCCTGACATGCAGCCGACTGATCGCATCAGCATCGGCCTCAAGGATCCGAATCTCGTCTTCCCCGATGGGGGTGTCCCTCAACTGTTTTGACAATGGCGCTGCGAATGCTCCAAGTTCAATTTGCATTGCGCCCAACCTTTCGCTCCACTCGGACCCCGCCGCAAGTCCGATATTTGAAGGATTGTGGCTCACCCGCGGCAGGGCCGGTGAGCTTGGTTTGTTGGGCGCTAGTGCCCATGTGCCTTCGTCCATGCTTCGATGATTTCCACGGCCACCTTTCCGCCGATCAACACCAACAGGATCCAGCCACACCCAGGCCCCTCCCATCGTGTAGATGTAACGGTTGTGCCTTCGTCGTTTTTCTCCATCTTTATCTCCATCGCTTCCTTTCCGGGCATCGCGCCCAACCATCTCGCTCAACCCCGCTCACTTCGTTCGCTCGGACCCGTCAGGCTGCGCCTGCCGGCCCGGGTTAGCTCGGGGCGTTAGGGCTTCCGACGATCCGGTATCAGTGCGCCGAAGAGGCCGCCTGCGAACCCGAACCAGTTGCCCACCGAATGCGGGTTTTCCAACGCCCACCCAAAGCAGACACCAGACATGAAAAGCAATAAAAGGCTCGTTTTGCTCATGTTCCTCCAGTCATCGCCCTAACCGGGCATTCAACCTGCGTTCGCTGCGCTCACCGGACGGCTGCGCCGCCGGGTTAATGCCAAAGTTAGGGCTTCAAACTTTCACGCAGCTTCGCTACCCAGGCGCTCCGTCCATTGGCACGTTCAACTTCCTTGGCGTGTTCGGCCTCGTGGTAGCTGATGTCTCGCATGGCCTCCGCATGCGACGATGCCAGCCATTCCATGGGGCTCAGTTTCTGGATCGGCTTGAGATAGGAAATATCACAGTCGAAAGAGATGGATTGAATGATCTGCTCCGCCATGAACTGCTTGAACCCCTCATGGTCGGGAGTGGGGGGCACCCAGGCTTTCACCTGCGCCAGCATCGTCTCGTATTTCCGGCGCAACTCGTGCGCCTTCCAGATGGTGTTGTCGCGTTCCTGCACCTTGACGCTGTATGCGAGTTCGGCGGCCTGCGCTGCTTCTTCCTTCGCCATCGTTTCCAGCTTCGCCAGGGTGGCGTGGGCCTCTTCCAACTTCTTGGTGTGGTAATCGCTGGGCTCGAATCGCTCGGGGATTGGTGCATCGGCGGGTTCGTCGCGCATCATGATCAGGGCTCCCATAGCGCGGGCGCACGACCAAGCGTAGGTATTGAAGTCGATTCCATCAGCGATGGCGGCGGTGTATCCGGTTGGCATGGTGTTCCTTTCTGGGGAATTTATTGGTTGTGTGTTGAAGCCCTAACAGGTCGTTGCAGCCGGACGCCTGCGGCGCCTGCTGAACTCCGAAGTTAGGCGCGTGGCATAACGCTGAGATCAATGTATGGACCGCCGCACAGGTGGAGCTGCCACGCCCGCCGCCCGTGCGGCTTGGGAGTCGCGTCCTCTTCCCCTTGGCGGAAGATGGTTCCGCAAGCCTTGATGATCGCGGCCACCAGTTCTTCGGCGGGCACGGCTTCCTCGGTCCAGGGAATTGCCACGAAATCGAAGTCCCGCGCCATGGACCCGTGGACGGTGAGTGCGTAGCCATGTTCCCGTGCCACCTTGACCACCCGTGGCAGGAAGGCGAGACACCCGATGGGCATCGCCTCTTTGATCGCCTGCTTGCTCATTCGCTTCTCCCATTCGTCGGCAAGGTGCGCTGCATATCCGTGGTCCTCGCCCCGTCTCAGCGCCGCGTTGTAAACATCACCCCAGGTCTTCATTCGCCTCTCCACTTGTGCCTAACCAAGTCGCTCAGCGTCGGACCCGTGTGCCACGGGCCGAGCTAGCTCCGAAGTTAGGCGTTGACCATCTCGCGGGCCTCATCAAGGTCGCGCTTTAGCTGTTTGATCTCGCGTTCCAAATCTTCAACCCGTTCTTCTGCTTCCATGGCCCGCCCAAGTGCATCTATCAACGCCCCCCGCAGCGCTTCTGTTTGTTCCTTGATCGCGGTCTCCGCGTCGGCCAGCGCTTTCTCCACCTTGGGGCAGGTCTCAGGGACCAGTTCAAAGGCTTGTTTCCGTGCATATTGGGTGTTTCTCACCACTCCTCCAATCTCGGCTGCACTCGCCTAACCCGGTGCTCAACCTCGCTCGTTTCACTCGCTGGACCCTACGGCCTGCGGCCTTCGGGCCGGTTAGCTTTTCGTTGGGCGCTAGCTCATGTAGTGGGCACAGCCCATGCAGTCGCGTTCGTCACGATCCTGGTGCTTGCAGGCGCAGCACGGGAACTGGAATCCTGTCCGATTTTCAGCGGGCTCAAATTGATCGGGCAGTTCGTCATCGGTAGGCAGGTAATCAATCAGTGGCATCCCTTCTCCTTCCTCGCGCCCAACCAGGGCGCTCCACTCGGACCCTGCCGCAAGTCCGAAATTTGGTAGGTTGTGGCTCACCTGCGGCAGGGCCGGTGAGCTTGGATCGTTAGGCGTATGGGTCGCAATCCCCGAAGTCGTCAATGCCCGTTTCCCCGGCGCGGACAGGTTCCCCGAGATCCGTCACCTCCACCTCGTTGCTGTAAATCTCACCACCGGCCTGAATCAGTTCGTCGGCCTCTTCCTGGGTTTCGGCGTCCACATAGAACACCTGTGTCCCACTCGCGGCCTTCACATCGAATGAATAAAGGAATCGCTTCACGCCTAACCTCTCGCTCAACGCGGACCCCGGCGGTTCCGCAAGTTTCAAGGTGTCGCTAATCCGTGCCGGGGCCGGTTAGCTTCATTCGTTGGGCCATCTCTCCAAGAATCTTGTTCACGGCATCCCGCGCCTTCATGGTCGGTTCGTAAAGGCAGTCCTCTTGGTCGTCGTCATTTAGACACTTCATCAGCCTGGCGTAGGCAGCCTTGAGCCTTCTTTCGTGGCCTGGCCTAACCTCGCGCTCAAGTCGGACCCCGCCCGTGGTGGCTTCGGTCTTGGTTTCGTCTTTGTCGTTCATCTGGTTCCTCCTGTTGGTTTCGATGGGCGGGTCCGCTTAGCTGTTCGTTAGGCGTCTCTAAGCGCCTCGGTTGCGATCATCACGGCCTCAAACGACCCGGAAAACCGCTCGGCGGCGATGTCCTCCAGGGCCTTGCGGAACCGGTCTCTCTCGCGGTCGTGAATCAGGTTCATCTGGGCGCGGAACACGCCCGCCTCTTCAGCGGTGATCTGAACCCGCTCGCCACGCATGATTGCCTCGGTCTTCTCGGGAGACAGCAGCCCCAGAAAGGGGAGGTCTCGCCTAACCCCGCGCTCAACCGGACCCTTGGGCTCGTTGCTTTCGTCCTGCATGTTGCCTCCGTTCGGCCCAAGGGCCGGTTAGCTTCTTCCGTTGGGCCGCTCTACCAGTGCGCCTCATAACTCGTTTCGGGGCCGCTTGCCACATACTCCCCGGCATCGTCGTATTCCGTGAAGTTGTGGGGCTGCCCGCAGCAGGCGCACCCGGCTTCAGTTGCGCTGAGGCCCGTGATTCGCTCCCACTCATCAGCCGCTTCCCGCAGGCTCAGGCCATGTCGGGTCGCGTGGCTGGCCAAGGCCCCTAGCTTTTCGTTAGGCACTCATCTTATTTGGCGTAATCCGCCCTTTGGCGGCGACGATGAACCCCCAATGCTCACGGTTGCGATACCAGAGGCGCATCACATACCAGTCCGCGAAGTCGCCGTTGCGGAAGCCGCTCGCCAGGGCAAGCTGCTCATCCCACAGGGCGCGGTGTTCGGCCCGGTTCTCGCGGAGGTGATACCGCCTGATCGTGTCCGTGATGTATTCGGCGGCGTGGGCCTCGCGTAGCTGGGTTTCCAGTTCGAGGTTCCGAGCGTAGTGGTCGCTGGTTTCGTCCCGTTCGCACTGTTCCCGGTAGATCCCGAGGGCTACGGCGGTCCCAGCGGTGATGATGATGATGGACCATAGCCAATTCATCGCTGCCTCGGGCTCAGGCATCGTCCCCCCTCTCGGCACCAACCGAATGGAGCAGCGCGAGGGCGTCCTGAATCTTGTTCAGCTTGTTCAACCGCCTCACTACTTCTTCGATGGGAACGGGGCACCCATGTTCGAGGATGGCGGCTCCATCGCTCATGATTCCTCCGGTGTATCGGCTCATTGGTTCGTCCTTTCGAGGGTCATGCAGATGGACAGGTGCTATCGCTGTGCGTTGGCGAGGGTGAGCAGTTCAGCGGCGCTCTCGTAGTCCTTCACGGAGCAAGCACGGGCAGCGGTTTCTTCGAGCCAGTTCACAAGGTTATTCATGGGTTCCCCTTTCGTGGGATGGGTCGTGCAGATGGACAGGTGCTACTTGGTTGCGAGGGCTTCATAGAGAACCGATGCGGGATACAGGCTCCAGTCACGCCCATCCATCACGACTATCTGGACGATCCGTTCTCGTTCCTCATGCTTGGCGGCAATCCTGGCGTTCAGGACAGTGGTAGCGATCTCGGGAGGGTATCCGTCCAGCCCATAGCTTTCTTCGATCTTGAGGGCTTCGCTGGACCCATCCCGCATCGCCAGCATGTAACGCTTCATGTCTTTGACTTCATCGCGCATCGTTAAGCCCCCAGCCAGATTTCAGGGTTTGACCCCGGAACGGTCACGGGTTGAGGCGCAGGCAATTCGCGCACGGGTTTGGCGGCATTGGGATCGGGGTGAATGTGCGGCTCTCCAATGTCCTGGATGATGTCTAAGCACTTCTCGCAGTAACGGCGCATGGTTCCTCCAGATGGACATATTCACTTGCTGTTGAGAAGGGCGGTGCAGAGGCAGAGGGCACAAGAACCCGGCTCATCGGTTCCGCAGTCGCAGCCATCGTTTTCCATCCAAGCCACGGCTGGCTCAATCGCCGCCTCCAGCTTTGCGTTACGAGCAACGAGGCGATCCCGTTCCTGGCTGACCTTCAGGTATTCCTTGAAGTAATCCACGGGGTTCCTTTCTTCCAGGTCGATCCTGGACATGCTCGGGCTAGACCCAAGACAGGTTGTTCATTTTGTGATGCAGGGCGAAGCACTCGGCATGGACCTGTTTGCACTCCACGATTCCGCCATCTTCGGTGCCAGGGATAGCCACCAACACCACGGGCGCGTCAGCCTTGGACCGACAGATCAGGCACTCGAAATTGACTGGGTTGGGATGCTCGAAAATCCGGCTTGGGTATTTGAGTTCAGGACCGCTCATGAGTGCCTCGGAATGGTGGTGAAGGATGGACATATTCACTTCGTTGATGATTGTTGAGACACTATCTCGATGTAACCCGCACAGTTGCTGGGTCCAAGGTTCCGCTCCGTGAAGTTCACAGGACACTAAACTGCCTCACCCCATGCGCCCATTCGGATCGCCTCATACCTGGCATCCCACGCTCGGGTGTCCTGCGCTCGGGTTGACTTCATCCGTGCGACCTTGGCGGCATCCTGGATGCGGTAGATGCCCCAGGCGGCCTGTTCATCCATGGTGAGGGGGCGGACCTTGGCGGGTTCAGCGGCAAACACGGGCCATAAAAGGCAGAACGCGGCGAAGCATCCCAGGGGAACCAGCACAATCACGGCGATCATCGCGGCATCTCCTTTTGAATCCGGGCCATTGCATCAATGTCTGCATTGAACTTCCGAGCGTCCTCTGCGGCTTTGCGGCGGGCCTGGATATTGTCTGAGGCGGCGACGATGAATCCACAGAACGCGGCCATAAGGAAGCCGATCTCTAGCGTGATGACGGCGGCTTTGAACGCTCTCATGCGGCCCTCTTTCGTTTGCGGGGCATGGGCTCCCGGTAGATGTAATCCGACTTGGGCAGGCAGGTAGGGGCTTTGCGCTCGAAGATCATGCGGAACCTCCCGGTATCTACCTCGGACTGGAGCCTGTCGCGTGTATTCGTCCACCGTGCCAGGGCGTGGGACCATCCGGCGTATTGCTCGGGTGTCATCTCATGCACTGGGCAGGGCTGAATGGGGCGGGCGTCAAGGTGCGCGGTGAGGGCTTCTAGGGGCGTCATGCGGACTTCACCGGGTATTTGGCAATGGTCCGCTGGCAGTAGGCATGGAGTCGGTTCGCCCACTTATCGAAGCCGATGGTGGTATCTCCGATGGTGGATTCAGGCTTCCTTACGATGGTCTTGATTTCAGACTCATCCACGCTGCGCTCCAACAGAATGTCGGCAAGGTCGGCAATTAGGTTCTTCGCATTGGCGTAGTCATCGTCGGACCACGGGAACTCTTCGGCGGTGACGGGAGGCTCCCACGCCTTTGCCTGCGCTCCGGGGATCGTCTCGGCTTCCGTCTCGTCCAGCATCCCGAGGCCACAATGGGCCAGGACAGCGCGGCGGATCGCCTTGGTGGTCGCCTTCAGCATGGCGTTGGCCTTGGCCTCGCCCTTGAGCCCCGCCACGGGCACGGCTCCCATGTTCTCGGTGCTGCGCTGGTCCGGTCCTTTGACCTCGACAAAGACGCAGTAGATGTCGTCCACTAGTTCCCGCAGGGTCACGCGATGGGACAGTCCATGAATGGCAGTAAGCTGCTGGGTGCAGGCGGCGTTAGCGTAGAGGATTTCCTTCCCGTTCAAGGTCAAGAGGTCAAAGGGCTTCGCGGCGGGGTCCAGTCCGGCCTGCTGGCATCGGTAGTTATAGAAGGCTACCTTCTGCCCTGCGTCCAGCCGCTTGAGGTCGCCATTGATGACGAGGCTACTGATGACATGCGGGTCCAGCGTCATCAGGGGCTGAGTGGTGGTGGTTCTGACTTCTGCGTTCATGCGACACCTTTCAGTAGATACGCGGCTGACTTCTCCAGTGCCCGGCGCAAGGGCCTTTCCGCAGCTTCCACGGCACAATCCGGAGCGTGCTGCTCGTAGTCCGGGGCTCCGCAGGATGTGCAGGAACACCCCATCTGGTGACGGGCGTCATTCCACGCCTCTTCCCATCCGAGGCCGTGATCAAGTGATGCGCGGATCTGTTCCCGCATGTAGATGATCATTTCTTCGGCGTTCACACGGCCTCCGCCGGCATGGGTAGGCGCTTGGCCAGCACCTCCAGGGCCTTGCGGGCCGCTTCCATTCCTGTGGCCCGGTATTCCCCGGTGTAGGCCCGCTGCCCGTCAATGGTGAGGATTGGACGCCAGCCGTAGTCATCGTCGTGGTCGAGGGTGATGGACACTTGCATGGCTACACCGCCTTCCCAAGCGACTTGGCGAGGTCCCCCGCGAAGCTGACCATATCGAGGGGGGCGAAGTTTGGAGCGGGGTGGGCCTGCTCGATGGCATCCATGGCCTCGTCCTCTTCCGGCGTGGCGACGGGGATGGAGTCGGCGTGTTCCATGCCGTAGGGACCTAAAAACCACCTGCCATCGCCAATGACCTCGGCGTTTCCTTGGCCATTGAAGTTGACGAGCCTGCCCGCTTCGACAATCCCGATATCACCACGCGAGAACCACGGGCGGTCCCCCAGTGTGACGCGAACACGATCACCAACCTTAAACGGACGCGCCTTCCGTGCCGCGATGGTCCGGGCGATATCGGCGGCGAAGGGTTCCTCTGAAAACGGCGGTTCGTCGGCAATGGCCCGCATCGCATCGTTCCCCGTCGCATGGCTGGGATGCACACAGTCATCACCACAGGCGCAGTCATCGCCGTAGTCATGGCGGATGATCCTCCCCGCGCTGCGCTCAATCGAGGCACCCAGCGCCATGGCGCGTTCTACGGCCATGGGCTCGTCCAGATTGAGGCCAGCGATGGAGGCTTGTAGGCCCTTCAGGACATCCAGTTCGGTCATGGGGTTCATGTCGGCTCCTATGCGGCCTGTGGGATCGGATGGATGGGCGCTGGCGTTTTCGGCCCAGGCGGATGGGGTGGGATGAATCGGACGATGCGTTTCATGGCAGTCCTCCGGCTGGCCTACTGGCCTGTGGTGGTGGGGTTGCGGTTCAGATGGGGGTGGTGCGAGGGATTCTTTCCCCTCTGCCAACCCGACCAGGATGTTTGGGTCTGAGCTGCCCCCGCGCGCTACGGGTGCCTTCCCTGGAGCCGTCTATTGGTAATTTGCTCCGCTGCCCGAATCAGGGTGTCCAGGTCGCTCACGGGCGGGTATGCCCATCCGTGCCCTCGATGCACCCCGAATTGAATCCTTGGGGCCAGACGCGACCCTGGCTTTGTGGGCCTTCAGCAGTGATCGCAGCCCAACCGTCCTAGGCTCTAGTTGACAGTTTGCCGAGCCGTGCTGCCGTTGTTGTGGATCCGGGGGCACCCGGGTTTCAGCCTCTACTCCCCCCAACGAACAGAACAGGTATTCGGTAGTAACCCCCAACCGATCACACTTCCGTGCATGTCGCTTACATGCTTCCCAAGGAACTTGAAACCGGATGGTAGTCGTCTCTTCTACTCTGTGACCGCCCCGCCTTACGGACAGAGGCATCCGGTGTGTATCGTCTGGAGGAAAGCCGCTGTGTGGGCCTTCCCTCAAACGATAGGTGCCGGTGGTGAGCGCTCGAATGCCTCACTATGTAGCGCCCCATTGCCATGATGGACAGAAGGCACCGGCTGATTTTGTATCCACGCAGCTGCACAACGCTGACCGTGGGGTTTCCGGCACTCTTGCTACATTGGCCGGTTATCAAAGATCAAGGGGGCCGAGGCCCTGGAGAAAACGGCCGTAGCCGCTTTCCTCAAGGTCTAGCTGGCCTTCAGGTAATCGACGGTGCGGAGCTTCTCCTGCTCAATCAGCTCGTCCAGATGGCCCATCACGGCCCCGTAGTGGATCGCTTCCCGCTTGGTGTGGCTGGCCTTGCGTGACCAGTAGTCCTGCTCAAGGTCCAGCTTGATCCGGCGAAGCTTGGCGATTCGGCTGTTGGTTGCGCTCATGTCGGCTCCTTGGGTGGCCTTGCTTTGATGTCCCATACTCGCTCTTTCTGTGAGCATGGTCAAGGGGCGAATCTCACTTTTTTTGAGATTTTTTGTCAGGGCACAAAAAACCCCTCTTTCGAGGGGCTGGATTCGGGACTGTTTTCTATCTGGAGGGGGGCGTCAGGCAGCTCCGTCCTTATCCTTCCGCCGATACCACCAGGTGGGGATGGCGACGAACCAGGGCCTATGTTCCTCGTCCAGCATCAAGCGGGGCTGATCGAAGTCTGGATGCTCCACAAGCGGCACCCCCAATTCTCTGGCGGCCTCGTGGCTTCCGGAGAGTGTGTCGCGCTTATGGGCGAACCGCTTGGGCATGGGGCCACCTCGATGTTAGCGAGGCTTGCGAATCGCTCCAGCCTCGATGAGATCCTGAAGAGCATTAAACACCTTCTCGGCATCTTCATCTGAGGTATTAGGATCGGCCAAATATTTTGTGATGGATTGCCGGGCTAGGCGTTTGGCCGGGCTGGGCAAATCATGCGTTGCTCCGTAGATTTCGCTTTCATCTACACCCCACCGTGCCGCTGCCAGCTTGATCACCGGCCTCTTCGGGGCGCGCCTGTGGTCATGCCGATATGCGGTCCTCAGGCTGGCCCCGGTGGTGAGGCCAATGGCAACGGCTACCGTCTGAAAGGCGGCGTCCTCGCTCATACCCTGCGCCATCAGTTCCGCAACGTCCGAATCCACGAGCTGCATGAAACGATCCCTCTGTTTCCAGGGATCGTCTTCGCGTGGTTTACGTGGTCGCGCCATGCATGAAGGATCTACATTATTTGCATATTTTGCAATATCACCCAGACTGTGAGATCGCCCCTTGCGTTTCTCACAGAAAGAGCGACCATGTAAGGTATGAGGATCGAGATTCCGAAGGGCCACACCGCCTCCAGCATCGCTGAGGCTTGCCGCGTCCACCCGGCGTCTATCAACCGGGCCTTGGCCGATTACGATGAAGCCACGGGCATCCATGTCTGCTCCGGCACGCTCGCCATCGCTATTCACTACGCCACCGGGGGGCGGGTCAAGTGCTGGGACCTGCGTCCTGACTACTGGAAGCGGGGCCAGATGCCGCCGAAGCCTTTGCGCGTTCAAGACGGCCCACCTTCGGACTTGGCCGCGTGAGCCGCCCTCCGCGCTTCCTCAAGGGCCTGCCGCGCCGCTGCCTGAATCTCCGGCGTTCGCCCAAACATGGCGAGGGCTTTGAGGGGGATGAGTTCGGGGATGTAAACGGCTTTTTCCATTAGGGAGTGCCTCCGTGGATCACATTATTGGGCTCGAATTCGGCATAGGCGAGGAGTTCATCGTTGAACTCAAGTCGGTAATGGATGCCTGCATCGCCAGGGCAATGGAGGAAGATCCCTCTGTTTCCAAGAAATCCATCGCCATGAACCTTGGGTACACCCAGGCGGATCTGAGCCACTGGCTTTCGCCCAAGTGCCCAAAAACAACGATGCCGTCCCACCTGATGCCGCTTTTCTGCATCTTGGTCCGGGACAACACGCCCCTCTGGATGATCCAGGAGGCTTACGAAAAAGGCCGCGTGACGGCGGCCTAGTTCTTAACCGGCTATCTAAAGGAGATCCAGCCGATGACCCAAGATAAGACCAAACCCGACTCATTGCAAGCCATCAAAGACGCGATGACCGCGATTGGTTGCGCTGATGCCTGCCTGTTGGGGCGTGAAGGCGTGAGCGAGGCCATGCAGTTCCACCGTGAGGCTATCCAGTCGCTCCAGAAGGCGCTTGAGGGGGCGGCATGAGCCACCTTGAGGACACACTCTGGAACCAGATCCACCTTGCCAAGCTGCCCATTCCCGAGCGTGAGTATCAGGCGATCCCCGGCAGGCGCTTTCGTTGGGACTTCGCGTGGCCTACGGAAGCTGATGGAGCCCTGCTAGTGGAAGTCCAGGGAGGCACCTGGAACGCCGGGGCGCATGGCCGTGGGGCTGGGATCAGCCGGGACTGCGAAAAGCTGAACCTCGCCACCCTGAACGGCTGGAAAGTGCTGGTCTTCACCTCTGACCAGATCCGAGACGGGAAGGCCCTGGCCTGCCTCCAGTGGTATTTCCGACTGCGGGAGGTTGCGTAACATGGCCCGCATCCGAACGATCAAACCCGAGTTCCCCCAGTCCGAATCCATGGGCCGCGTGTCCCGTGATTCTCGGTTGCTTTTCGTCCTGCTCTGGACCCTTGCCGACGATGACGGGAGGCTTCGAGGATCCTCGCGAATCCTCGCGAGCCTTCTTTTCCCCTATGACGACGACGCCAAAGACCTCATGGATGCGTGGCTGTCGGAATTGGAGCGTGAAGAGTGCATCGTCCGCTACATGATCGACAAGGACACTTACCTCCAAATCCTTAACTGGAACAAACACCAGAAGATAGACAAACCGTCTGCCTCTAAAATCCCAGCTTTCGACGAATCCTCGCGAACATTCTCGAATCCTCGCGAAGCGTCGTCGGAGGATCAAGGACCAAGGACCAAGGACCAAGGACCTAAGGACCTATCCCCCCTAACCCCCCAGGGGGAACTTGTCCCGCCTGCTCCGCAGGCTGAAAAGCCTCCTCGGGTGAAGAAACTCAAAACTACGGAACTCAAGCCGGAGTCGGTTGAGGCATTCCAGGCGGCATGGGAAACCATCCCTGCGTCCGTGGTCCGGTGGGATGCCAACGTGCGGCGCGACATCGAAGAGGCCGTCGCCAAGGGGAGCCGTGCCGAGGCGGAGCGGAACTTCCAGGCCATCGTAGACGCCAAGATCGCCACGCCTCGGACGCTGTATGTCGCCCTGTATGCCTACATCACGGAAGGCGAGGGGCCACGGAAGGGCTTTGTCCAGCATTGCGCGACGTTCTACGGCCCGAAGAAGCGGACCTACCTGGAATGGCTTGAGCGTGCGCGTGAACTCGAATCAGAACGCTACGGGGTGTCGGCATGAGCTATCAGGAAGCGTATCCCTGGCCCGATGAAGGCCATTCGACCGAGCGTGAATACCTGCGGAACTGGAAGGGGATGCCCCTCAGGTCCGAATGGAACTCCAGCCCCAGCCTGAAGCATTGCCAGACCTGCACCTCCTGCGGCTACAAGTGGGATCAGGTGGACTTCACCTATCGCGGGGCGATGCTGAATGGCGAGGCCCCCGCCGTGGCGGTCCACCGGATCTGCTGGAACTGCTTCCAATGCGAGACGAACCACGAGCAGACCCGGAAGTTCTGGGAGGCTGTGGACAAGCCCCAGACGGGCAGCACGGCGAAAAAGACGCCCCAACTCAAAACGATGGGGAGTCTGTCATGAGTATGCCCCGCGAGTATCACCAGGAGCGATACCGGACCCTGATCGCCCTGGGCCTTTGTCCGAAGTGCGGGAAGGCCGATTCCCGAGCCAACGCGACCACCTGTGAGGCTTGCGGGTCTGCCCAGCGGGAAACCCAGCGGAAACGACGCGCGGCCCGTAAAGCGGCGTTAGCGGAGGCCGCATGAGAATTGAAACCATCGGCCCCGCCACGCTCTACCTTGGGGATTGCCGGGACATTCTGCCGACGACGGCCCCGGTTGACCTTGTGCTGACTGATCCGCCGTATGGGATTGGGCGGGATGGACAATCAGCATCTACGGGGAAGCATGGTGGCCGGAAGGCGTACGAGTTCATGGCATGGGATGACTCAAGGCCCTCGCCAGATCTGTTTGAAATGATATTGGCGGCATCTGAGCGCCAAATCATCTGGGGCGGGAACTACTTTGCCGACCTTCTGCCGCCCACTGCGGGGTGGTTGGTTTGGGATAAGGGACAACGGATATCTCAGTCCGACGGCGAATTGGCATGGAAGTCATGGGGGGGGGGCGCTTCGGATTTGGACGCTCAACAGGGTGGCCATTATGTCTGACGGCGCGGTTCATCCAACACAGAAGCCAACAGAGCTTATGCGGTGGTGCCTAGGGCTTGACCGTGAATCTAACACTGTTCTTGACCCCTTCATGGGCTCGGGTTCAACGGGTGTCGCATCTATCCAAGAGGGACGGTCATTCATCGGCATTGAGCGGGAACCCAAATACTTCGACATCGCCTGCAAGCGCATCGCCCTTGCGGTAGCTGAGTCAAAGCAACGCCTGTTCCCCGTGGATGGTGTTGCATGATGCGCCGCTCCCCCCTGCCCCCCAAGAGAGAGAAGCCCCGCCGCAAGGGTCCATCCGCGCCCCGGATCAAGGCCCCTGTGAACTTCCGGTCCACCCGCTTGATGGAACTGGCGTCCGAGTGCCCCCACTGCATGAATCAGTCCTGCCGAGCCGTGAACTTCGGCCAGATCGTGGGATGCCACCCCAACAGCCTGCGATTCGGGAAGGGCATGGGGCAGAAGTCGCATGACCTCGTGGCCTACCTCTGCGGGGACTGCCACAAGGTTCTAGACGGTGCGGGGGATCGTGCCGTGCTGGAGGCGATGTTCCTGGATGCGTTCTATTGGTCAACCCTTTGGCTCATTCAGGCCGATCATCTGCGGGTGGCGGCGTGAGCGTATCCAAGGTCTTCATCCTCCGGGAAGAACGCAACGCCCAAGCCCTCTGGGCCTTCCTCAAGGCGAACTGGAAGGAACTGGCGAAGGTAGGCAAGCCCCTCCAGATCACCATCGGACCCGAGCAGACCCAGCGCAGCATCCAGCAGAACAAGAGGTATTGGGCCATCTTGCGGATCATCAGCGAAACGGGCTGGATTCACGGGAAGCAGTTCGAGTCTGAAGCGTGGCACTGGTATTTCCGCAAGAAGTTCATCGGCATGATCGACAGCCCGGATGGTGACGGCGTGCCCATGTCCACCACCAAACTGAGTGTGGAGGAGTTCGCGGAATACATGACGCAGGTTGAAGCATTCGCCGCAACTGAACTAGGCGTTGAGTTTGTGGAGATGGCCGCATGACCGCCTGCACCCACCCCGTAACCCACACAGAGCCCGACGGCGAGGTTGTCTGCCTCGTATGTGACGCAGTGATCAGCCCGGGGCGAGGACGATACGGCGTGGCGGATCCTGGAGGGCGACGAAAGCGGAACCCTTACCGCCCGGGCCGTGTTGTGGGAGGAAACCTGGGCCAAGCGGTTCCTCGCAGCCATCCAGTGGCAGGAGGCCCTCGGCTCGGGGATGCTGCGGCTCGCCCAAGATGGCATTGTGATCGACAGCAACACAGGCAAGGTGTGGCAGCCACCCAAGGGCAAACGGGCTCCTGCGCTAAAGATCGAGCCTGCCAATAAGCGGAGGAAGGCATGAACGATGAATGGATGCGGCGCAAGGTTCTAACACTCTGGGTCTGCCTGATGGTCCTGGGGTTCTTCGGTAGCTGGATGTGGGACAAGATTGGGGGGAAGCGATGACTAAGCCCTCTGGTGGCAAAGTGTCGAAAAGTGGACACCCCAGGCCGCAGCCGAAGGGGGGGAGCCGGAAGGGTATCCCAAACAAGGCCACGGCCAACGCAAGGGAAGCAATCGCCCGCTTTGTCGATGGCAACGCAGAGCGCCTCCAGGGGTGGCTGGATCAAATCGCGGAGACGGACGGCCCCAAGGCGGCTTGGCAGTGCTTTATGGACACGCTGGAGTTCCACGTGCCCAAGCTGGCCCGGACCGAGCTGACCGGCAAGGACGGCGACCCGATGCAGGTAGACAGCCGCGTTCTGATCATCGAGGGCATCAAGCCCCATGAGTGAAACCCGCGTCCAGATCCCACACAAGCTGGTAGAGCCACTGTTCACGCCGCACCGCTACAAGGTGTTCAAGGGCGGGCGAGGCTCGGCTAAGTCGTGGTCTGTGGCCCAGGCGCTGCTGTCGCTGGGCTACCAGAAGAAACTCCGCATCCTGTGCGCCCGTGAGATCCAGAAGTCCATTCAAGACTCGTCGTATAAGCTGCTGTCGGATCAAGTGGAACGGCTCGATCTTGGCGGCTATTACGATGTGTTGAAAACCGAAATTCGCGGGACCAACGGAACAGAGTTCCTTTTTCGTGGCCTCGGCAACCTCACGGCGGAGTCAATCAAGAGTTTTGAAGGTGTCGACCTCGTGTGGGTTGAAGAAGCGCACACGGTAAGCGCCAGAAGTTGGGAGTTATTGATCCCGACCATCCGCAAGCCTGGGTCCGAGATCTGGATAACCTACAACCCGGACGAGGAAACAGACCCGGTTGATGTGAATTTCGTCCAGCGCAACCCGCCTGATTGCGTGGTGACCGAGGTCAACTGGAACGACAACCCGTGGTTCCCTGAGGTTCTGAGGGCGGAAAAGGATTACCTCTACTCGGTGGACCCTGACACGGCGGCGCATGTTTGGGGGGGCGGCTATCGCAAGGTGTCAGATGCCCAGATCCTCCGGGGCCGCTGGAAGGTCAAGGAGTTCAGCCCGGTTGAGGAACTTTGGGATGGCCCCTACCACGGCATCGACTTCGGGTTCAGCCAGGACGCCGGGACGATGATCCGCCTCTGGATCTGGGAGGGCGATCTTTACATCGAATACGAGGCCGCAGGGCTCGAAGTGGACACGGACGAACTGCCCGCGCTTTGGGATGAGATCCCAGGCGCTCGGAACTACATCGCACGGGCTGACTGTAGCCGCCCGGAGACAATCAGCGCCGTGAAGCGGGCCGGATACAACCGCGTCATTCCCTGCGAGAAGTGGAAGGGTTGTGAAGAGGACGGTATTGACCATCTGCGGAGCTACAAGAACATCATCATCCACCCCCGCTGCAAACTGGCTATTGAAGAGGCGAAGAACTGGAGCTGGAAGAAGGACCGCTTGACCGGAGATATCCTGCGCGTGACCACGGGCAAGTTTGATAACACCTGGGCCGCTGCCCGCTATGCGCTGGAGCCGATTATCAAGTTTGGGCTGAAGAACAAGGCACCCGAAGTCGAGGACGACTGGGAAACCCGCATGATGAACCAATCAACGCACGGCCTTTCGTGGATGGGTTAACCATGTCAATCCTTTCTGATGTTCTAGCTGCCCAGGGCCTCACGCCTCGCCAGATTGCCCGCGTCCAAGCCGTGGTGGAGTGGGAGCGGACCCGCTGCTACATCTACGAGTTGCGCCGAACCCTGACCGTGCCCGTGATTGCGGAGCGCCTGGATCTGTCAGAATCCACGGTCAACCGCGCCATCCGTGAGCAGCTTGAGATGAGGCGGAACGCGGCCTAAAACTGTCAGCACCTGATAGGCGACGGACTAGAACCTGTGGTGCCGGAGAGTTGGCACCGCTCCCAGAGCGCCAAAGGCACAGCCTTAAAACTCCCCGGCATCCTTCAGGGTGCCCGTGGAAATCGCCGCTACATACAGCCAGACAACGGGGGTCATCGCTGCGGCGGATGGCTCTGTTGTGGCGTCTGGATGGGCTGGGCACGGTAGCGGCAAGAACGAGCCCGACAAACAGGGCGAGCGTGCGCTAGGGCCTCTGCCACAGGGCATCTGGGTAGTGGGCACCTGGGGCGATCATCCACGCCTCGGGAAGATGGTCGCCCCGCTGACCCAGATTGAGGGCGAGACCTTCCAGCGGTCTAACTTCTTTATTCATGGCCCCGCGAAGGACGCCGGCCGCTACGGGCAGGAAAGCCTCGGCTGCATCGTGGTCCCCTTCGGCGGTAGGCAGCGAGTCAAGGCTGCGCTTCCCGAGGGCTCGTATCTGCGGGTGACGGCGTGAGGTATCTGGCGCGGTTCCTCAATGCGGCTGACCCCACGGCAAGCCTGCGCCACGCGGCGTATGCGGTGGTGATCGGCTGCTCTTGCGGCTGGCTCACGTATGGCCTGCTCAAGCCGGGGTTGGATGGTAATTGGGTTGCGGCGTTTGGTCTGCTCCTGACTGCCGTTACTGCCGGCAAGGTGCTGGGCAAGTCTGTCGGGGTTGCGGCCCCTTCCGCCTCTGGAGCGCCAGGCTCGGGCGGAGGCAATCAATGATCCCCCGCGATAAGCAGCTTCACCTTGCGGCTGGCTTCGTGCTGGCCTTCGTGCCTGCGGTGCTGGGCTACCCAGCCGGGGGGCTGTCTCTTGCCATCGTCGTGGGATGTCTGAAAGAGCTGTGGGATGCGCGTCATCCCCTGACCCATACGGCTGACTTCTGGGACTTCGCGGCAACGGTGCTGGGCGGCTTGGTCGGGTCTGTTGCGGGGTGGCTGGTATGACGCCGCGCCAATTCTTACTCATCCACCTTCTGCCCATCCTCGCTGGCGGGCTTTGTGGCGTTTGGTTCATGCGCTGGATGGCGAGGCGAGGTGACCATGAGTAAGGACACGCGCCGGGTTGACGCCATCGTGGGCCGTTGTGCCGAGGTAGCGGGCAAGGCCCCGAAGATCACGGCGTATGTGATGGTCTACCAGACCAAGAATGGAACCATCAGCTACCACCGGGGCGGGGACGCAAGCGCCCAGCTCGGCATGGTGAAGCTCATGGAGACCGGCATCATCAACGGGCTCATGGCGGTGGACGAATGAACCCCCGCATCTTAGCCGCTGCCCTTGGTTTGGCCCTCGTCATCGGGGGCCTTGGCGCATTGGCGGGGCTGGACTCATGCCGGAAGCACCAAGGCGAGGCCGGGGAACACAACGCAGCGGTAGCAAGCGGGGCGGCTAATGTCCATCAATCGCAAGCCCAGGCGCAGGACCCGATTATTGCGGACCTCCAAGCCCAGCACGAAAAGGATGCGGCAGACCTGGGTCGGCTCAATGCGGAGCGTGATGCGCTACTCCGCAAACTGGCATCCAGGCCCAAGCCCCATGTTGATTCAGTCGGTGACAATTCGTCACCAACTGACCCTGTGGGCGCTGACGATTCTGCCTTAGAGGCTGCTGAGGCGGTCATCGCCAAGGATGCAGAGGTCATCGAGTCCCAGGAAATACTAATCAAAAACCAATCCGAGCAGATTTTAGTAATTACCAAGAAGTCTGACGAGTGGGAAGCCACAGCCAAGGCGCGGGAACGGCAGGCACTGGCACAGGAAGCCGCTACTAAGGCGTGGCGCGACGCGGTGACTACCAGCCGGTGGCGAGGTCGCATCGAAGGGTTCGCCGCTGGGGTTGCCCTCGGCTATGTGGGGGGGCGGCGGTAATGGAGCAGCACATTCTTAGCGCATTGATCCAGAACGGGCTCCTTCTGGCCTGTCTCGGCTGGCTCCTGAAATACATGGTGAGCGACAAACTCAAGACAATCTCCAGCGACATAAGCGAACTGAAGCAGGCGCGGGCTGAAGATACGGCGAAGATCCACCACATTGATACTCGCGTGGCTCGGATCGAGGAACGGCACAAGCAGCTTGACTCCTGGCGCGGCCCTAACCGTGAGGTGTGCTGATGAGTCTCGCTGGGCTGGCCCGCAAGTTCAAGAAGGCTACCGGCATTGAGAAGGCCATCGGTTCCGAGGGCGGCGACGCCGAGTTTATCCACAAGGTTCGCCGTCAGTTCGCCACGGCCGACGATGCGGAAAAGGAACAGATCAAGCTAGAGCAGGATGACATTGCATTTTGCGACCCGGATAAGCAATGGCCCGAGGATATCCGCAATGAGCGTGAGGCCGACGGCCGCCCCTGCTTGGTGGAGGACCATCTTGGGCCGTTCATCCATCAGGTCTGCAATGAGCAGAGGCAGAACCGCCCCAGCGTCCAGGTCAACCCGGTCGATGATGACGCCGATGTGGACACCGCTGAGGTGTTGCAGGGCTTGATTCGCCATATCGAATACGATTCGAGTGCCGACCACGCCTATGACACCGCCTTTGAGTCCATGGTGCGTTGCGGGCGCGGGTTCTACCGGCTCACCACCGAATACGAGGACGTTGAGAAGTCGGATAACCAGATCATCAAGATCCGGCGCATTCCTAACCACTTCCTCGTGAAGATGGACCCCAGCGCGGTTGAACTGGACTTCTCCGACGCGGAATGGGGCGGCATCAAGGAATACATGACCCGCGAATCATACGAGGCGGCCTATCCGGACTCGGATTTAGCCAAGTATGGCTCTGCTGATTGGGAATCCATTTCGGACGAGGCTCCGGATTGGATGTCCAAAGACGGCGAAATGTGCATGGTCGTGGAGTATTTCTGGAAGGAATACAAAAAGGTCAAGCTGGCCCGTCTGACGAGTGGCAAAACCATCGACCTGCCCGAAGGCGCGAAGGTCGATGACGAGGCAGAGGGCGAAACCATCGATTCAGTCGTGGATCATCGCCGCCCCGTGGTGAAGTGGGCCAAGCTGAACGCCATCGAGGTGTTGGAGCGCGGCGAATGGGCGGGGAAGTGGATCCCCATCATCCCCGTGCTGGGCACCGAGCTTCAGATCAACGGAAAACGCACTTGGGCGGGCCTGATTCGCAGCGCAAAGGACCCCCAGCGGCGGCTGAATTACTTCATCTCTGCCCAGTCGGAGATCATCGCCCTCGCCCCTCGCACCCCCTACATCGGCCCCCGTGGCTTCATGGGCGCTCGAACCCGTGAGTGGGGGCTGGCGAACCGCAAGAGCTTCAGTGCGCTTGAATACGAGCCCTACGACGATCAGCAGAGGCCCCTTGCACCCCCCGCCCGTGCCGACTACAACCCGCCCATCCAGGCCGTCACTGTTGCCCTAGAGGGTGCAGAGCAGGGCCTGAAGTTCACCACCGGCATGTTTGATGCATCGCTGGGCCAGCGTGAAGCCTCGCAGTCTGGTGTCGCCATCCGTAGCCTTCAGCAGCAGGGCGCAACGGGTAACTTCCACTTCCAGGATGGCCTTTCGAGGGCAATCAAGTTCGAGGGCCGCCAGCTTCTTGACCTGATCCCCATCATCTATGACACCCCGGGCCGCGTGATCCGCATTGTGGGCGAGGACCAGACCGCCACGACGCAGAAGATCAATGCGCCGGTAGTCGTGAAGGGCGAAAAGAAGACCTTCGATGTGACCTCCGGCAAATACGATGTGACTGTTTCCGCTGGCCCCAGCTACCAGACCAAGCGCACGGAAGCTGTGGCGTCCATGACTGCCATGGTGCAGGCCCACCCGCCTCTTATGGAGGTTGTGGGCGATCTACTCATCCGGAATATGGACTGGCCCGGGGCTCGTGAGATCGCGGATCGGCTCAAGAAGATGCTCCCGCCCCAGCTTCAGGAAAACCCGGATGAACAGGGCCAGCAGATCCCGCCCCAGGTCCAGCAGATGCTCCAGCAGGCCCAGCAGAAGGACCAGCAGGCGGGCCAGATGATCGAGCAACTAACCCAGAAGGTCCATGAATTGATGGATCAGATCGAGGCGAAGCAGGGCGAACTGGACGCTGCGATGGCAAAGGCTGAATTGGAGAGCCAGACCAAGCTCCAGATTGCCCAGATGGACAACGAGGCGAAGATCCTGATTGCCGAAGCCCAGATCGTGGGCGCTGGGGCCATCCCCGAACTGAAGCAGGAACTGGCCGAACTGAAGCAGCAGCATGAGGAACTGTCTGAACTTGCCCTCCATCTGCACGGCGCGGTAGTGGGCCAGCCTGAAGCCGCAGAGCCCGCCGAACTCCAGCCCGTAGGGGGTGAATGATGGGCGTTTTGATGAATCTTGGGTTTGGAGATGGGTCTAAAACCGTCTTTAAACTCGGCAATAACGCGGATGTTGACCACCTCGGGACACCTCGGATTTTCAAGGACAACACCCCCCAAACGGTCACAACGGATTACTCCATCAGCGGGTATGACCTGACGTTCGTTGTCGCCCCTAGCGCCGGGGTGCTTGTCCGTGGAGATTACTCAACCCTGGACCGCAATTGATTACCGCCGCTGGCAATCGTGCCGGTAGCGGGCCTTCCGCAATGAAGCCGCTGGCCTGACGGCTGGCAAGGAGCAAGGAATGACCGACGAACCACGCTACGAATACCTGGACCCGGTTGGGGTGCAAAACGATGGCGAACCTGTCGCCGTTGCAACTGAACCCGAACCCACCCCGGAACCCGTAGAGCCCAATGCCGAAGACGCCGCCCCCGAACCTGGAACGGAAACCCCGGAGCAGATCGAGGAAAAGAAGCGTCAGACCGGATCTGCCCGCGCCAAGGCCAAACTCGCCGAGGAAAGGGAGAAGAACCGTCAGCTACTGGAGCGCCTTGAGCGCCTGGAAGCGAAGGGGACCCCCGAACCGAAGCAGCCCGCCCCCGAAGGCAAGCCCAAGCTGGACGATTTCGAGTCCTTCGAGGCGTTCAACGAGGCTCTGACTGACTGGAAGGTTGACCAGAAGCTCCGGGCGCGTGAATCCGAAGCCCAGACAACCAAGGCCGTGCAGTCATGGGAAGCCAAGAAAGAGGCGGCCCGCGCTGAGATCGAAGACTTTGACGAGGTTCTGGCCGACATGATCGCCCCCGCTCCCGTGGTGGTCGCTGTCATGAACGAATCCGAGCATACGGCGAAGATCGCCTACCACCTGGCCCAACATCCGGACGAACTCCGGAAGATCAACCAGATGAGCCCTCCCGCCGCTGCGCTGGCAATCGCGGATATCGCGCTCCAGTTCAAGTCCGTGCCGGAACCCAAGAAAGAAGCACCCAAAACAAAAGCCCCCGCTCCGATTAACCCCGTTGCGGCCCGTTCTGCGGTCCCTCCTGTGGACCCATTCCAAGGCCGTTTCGAGACATTCTGAGCCTCACCTCCTTTGCCGGATAAATACCGGCCCCTCGGAGAAATCTAATGGCTACTAATGCCTTTAACAACGTAGCTGCAATCGCCGCTATGGCGATGGACGCTATTGAAAACAACTGTGTCGCTGCCAAGTTCGTGAATCGGAAGTATGACAACACCTTCCGGGACGGCGGCGCGAAGCAGGGCGACACCTACAACATCCGCATCCCCGGGTACGGCACGTTCCGCCGTGGCAAGGTGGCGAACCCTCAGGGCTACGCTGACACCTTCATCCCCGTGACTCTGGCCCAGGGTGGTGCTGACATGCAGTTCAGCTCCAAGGAACTGGCCCTGAATGTCGATGACTTCCAGCAGAACGTGCTGGCCCCCCAGCTTGCCGCCGTGTGGAACCAGATTGACTCTGACATCCTCGCGCTGACCGAGCAGGTCAACAACGCTGTCGGCACCCCCGGCACCGCCATGACCGACCTTCAGTCCTTCCTGGACGCTGGCGCGATCCTGGACGAGAACGGCGTGCCTCGTGATGGCAACTGGTCCGCGATCATGAGCCCCCGCACTCAGGCTTCCATCGTTGGTGGGCTGAAGACCCTGTTCAACCCCCAGTCCGACATTGCCGAGCAGTACAAGAACGGCACCATGGGGCGCCTCGCCGCTGGCTACAAGTTCAGCATGGACCAGAACGTTCCCACGCACACCTTCGGCCCCCTGGGTGGTTCCCCCACCTATACCTCCGGCGCGACGGACGGCGGGAACACGATGGTTACGGGCGGCTGGACTGCCGCTGCTGCTGCTCGCCTGAACGCTGGCGATATCTTCACCGTGGCGGGCGTCTACCGCGTCAACCCCGTGTCGAAGATTGCCCAGCCTGACCTGATGACCTTCCGGGTTGTGTCTGCATTCAGTTCCGACGCCTCCGGCAACGGCACTGTGACCTTTGACCCCCCGATGCGCACCACTGGCACCCTTCAGAACGTGTCTGCCCTGCCCGCTGGCTCGGCTGTCATCACTCCCCTGTCGGCTGCGAGCAAGGTTTCCGCAAACAACATCGTCTTCCACCAGGATGCGTTCGTGCTGGCCTGCGTCGATCTTCCCAAGGTCGGTCAGGAATGCACCCGGATCTTCAGCAAGAAGCTGGGCCTTTCTGCCCGCCTTGCGAAGTTTTGGAACGGCACCCAGGACGAGGAACTGTATCGCCTGGACGTTCTCTACGGTGTCGCCAAGTTGCGCGAAGGCTTCGCCTGCCGCGTCCACGGCGCCTAACCCTAACCGATCCTGAAAGGACGAAAACATGGCTTCCACGCCTTACCAAACCAGCAATACCATCCGGACCCCGGGGATCTACACGATCAACCTCGGCTACGCGCTGGCGGATATCGCCGCTGCGGATCTGCTGACCGATTACATCCCCGGTCACAACTTCAAGATCCTCGGCATCAACGCCATCGTCACCAAGGCGGCTACTACCGCTGCGAAGGCCGCGACTGTCACCCCGAAGATCGGCACCACGGCCATCCCCAATTCGGCCCTGGCCCTGACCTCCGCGAATATGACCCCCCTCGGCAAAGTCGTGGCGGGTCTGGTTCCTGTGACCGGGAACACGGGTGGCCCTACGGACAAGATCAGCCTGACTGGTTCGGCTGTCACCGCGTTTGTCGAAGGCACGGCGACCATCACCGTGACCATCCAGAACACCGATAACACCTAGGAGTAAACGTGCTGACCTTCCCGCGCTGGATGTATCACGCAGAGCATGAGGCTCGAATCTTTCCGCATCAGGCGGAACTGGATGCGTCCGGCGCGGGTTGGGTCTGCACACCCTCGGACCTGATCGCCCCCGAAGTGAAGCCGGAACCCGAGCCCGTCAAGGTCAAGGGCAAGCCCGGGCCTAAACCCAAGACGAGGGGATAGCATGGCGACAACCGTACGCACGATTCTGACGGACGCCCTGGCAGAGCTTGGGGTGATTGACCAGTCGGAAACCATTGACGCGGGCAAGGCCGCGTCCGGGCTTCGCGTGTTCAACCGGATGCTCCAGGCATGGAACAACGAAAAGCTGATGGTCTATACGGTGGATCGCCAGGTATTCAGCCTGGTCCCTGGTAAGCAGTTCTACACCATCGGCCCCGGTGGGGATTTTGATGTCCCCCGCCCCGTGCGGATTGAGATAGCTTCGATCCTCTGGACGGCATCAAATCCGCGTCCGGTAGAAATCCCCATCGCCATCAACACGGACGAGGAATGGCGGGCTACCTGCGTCAAAAACACGCCTTCGACCTACCCAACGGATATGTGGCCCAACGGCAACTATCCGCTTAACACCCTCGCATTCTGGCCTGTGCCGACGCAGGTCAATGATCTGGTCCTCTACACCTGGGGGCAGGCTGCCGACTTCACTAGCATCAATCAGGAAGTCACCTTCCCCCCGGGCTACGAGGAAGCCTTCGTGTTGAATCTGGCGGTTCGCCTTGCGCCTAGCTACGGCCTGTCGCCCAGCCCCGTCACGATGAACCTAGCCGCTGCCGCAAAGTCTCGCCTTGAGCAGATCAACTGGGACCCCACTTACCTGACTGTTGACCGGGCACTCCTCCGCAATGGCGGGAACGCTCTGGCGATCAAGAGCCAGGGCTACCTGATGGACCGCTGATGCGTATCCGTGGAGCCGTAGGCCCGTCCTACAGCCTGTCAACAGTCCCCCTGGACTGCCAGCAGACCATCAACCTCTACCCTGAACCCGACGAACTCCAGACGGGCAAGGATGGGTCCATCGGTGCGTTGGTGAGCCGCCCGGACCTCACGCGCAGCCTGACGCTACCGCAGGCCCCCGTGCGCGGCTTCTGGCGCGTTTCGTCCACTGGCGAGACGTTTGGCGTTGGTGGGAATGGGCTCTACCAGATCTTCGAGGATTGGAGCATCAAGCTAATTGGACGCCTCCAGACCGAGACCGGCGCCGTGTCCATGAGTGACAACGGCGTGGAGTTGATCGTGGTGGACGGGCTCTTTGGCTACCTGCTGACGCTGGGGAATGGCATCTTCCAGCAGATCCGCAGCGATGCGTTCTACTCGTCCAATAAGGTTGTGTTCATCGACGGGTATTTCGTGCTGGTGCGGCCTGATTCGGACCAGCTTTATCAGTCGGCCTCGTATGACGGACTGACGTATGGGGCACTGGACTTCACCTCGGCTGAATTTTCGCCGGATAAGACCGTCACCACGCTCCCCTACCGGGGGATGCTGGCGGCCTTCGGGGAGCGCACAACGCAGTTTTTCGTGGATAGCGGGAACAGTGCCTTTGCCTTCACGCCGGTCCAGGGCGCGGTCATTGAACACGGCTGCGCTGCTCCCCTGTCACCCGCCAAGGACGGGGACAATCTCATTTGGCTGGGACAGGACGAATACGGGCATGGAGTGGTGTATCGCGCTGTCGGCTATCAGGCCCAGCGCGTGAGCAATTACGGCGTTGAACTCGCCATTCAGGGCTACTCCAAGATCAGCGATGCCACGGGGTTCATGTTCCAGATGCGGGGGCATAGCTTTTACGTGCTGTCGTTCCCCTCTGCCAATACGACCTGGGTCCTTGATGTGGGCATGGGGCAGTGGGTCGAATGGCAGAGCGCCAAGGCTGACGGGACCCTTGGCCCGTGGCGGGCCGCCTCGCATGTTTTCGCCTTCGGGAAGCACATCGTAGGCGACTTCGAGGACGGGCGCGTCTACACGCTCGGCTTCTCCACCTTCACGGATGACGGAAAGCCCATCACCCGCAGGCGGCGGATTCCCAACGTATCGAACAACCTTAAGCGGCTGATCCACTCCAAGTTCCAGCTTGATTGCAGGACCGGCGTTGGTAGCAACTCTGGGCAGGGCCAGCAGCCAGTGGTCTGCCTGCGCTATTCGGACGATGGCGGCATCTCCTGGTCCAGCGAAAAGTGGGCTCCGCTGGGCATGATCGGTCAGACCCTTGCCCGCGTGATCTGGCGTCAGCTCGGCATGAGCCGGAACCGTTGCTATGAGGTCACGGTCACTGATCCGGTTGACTTCGCCATGATCGGCGCGGATCTAGATGCGATCCCGGGGGCGTCATGATCCAGAACGCTCCCATCCGTGAGGCGTTGGACTCCCCTGCCTGGGCGCTCTGGTTCCAGAACCTCGTCAGCATGTTCCGCCCCGTCACAGTAGCGAAGCTCCCCCGCCCTGCGCTTGGTGCCCGCGCCTTCGTGACCGATGCCACGGCTACCACCTTCGGAGACGTTGTGTCAGGGGGTGGCACGAATCCGGTCCCAGTCTATTCCGATGGCCTTGTGTGGAGGGTCGGTTGATCTTCCAGGGCTCATATCTCCCCAGCGAATCGCCGCATAGCGCGATTACCGGCGCTCTCAAGGTGTTGCTTCAGGCCACGACCCCAGCGGCTCGGCTGGATGCCATCAACGCACTTGAAGCGGTTATGGCAACCTACCCGCAGGCGGAGCAGCCGCTGACTCATCACTTCAATGAGGGCCAGTACGCGCGGGAAATCTTCAACCCCAAGGGCTCGCTGATCGTCACCAAGACACACAAGCAAGGGAACTTCAGCTTTATCCCTTGGGGGCGGCTCCTGGTCATCAGCGAAGAGGGCCAGAAGGAACTCACGGGCGGAATGTTCTTCGCCACCAAGCCCGGAACCAAGCGGTTCATCTACGCGCTGGAGGATTCCCGCTTTGTGACCGTGCACCCGAATCCCGACAACTGCGAAGACCTGGAAATTCTCGAATCACGAATCATTGATGGAGGTGCGGCATGACTTGGGTTGCTGTCGGTGTAGCAGGGGCGGCCCTTGTCGGAAGCCTCGTTTCTTCTAACGCATCGTCTAAGGCTGCGTCTGGTGCCCAGAATGCGGCGAACAACGCGAATGCCCTTCAGTGGAATATGTTCCAGCAGGGCCGCACGGATCAGGCTCCCTGGCGGTCTACGGGCGGCGCTGCGCTGGGGGCTCTCGCTACCGGCATGGGACTCAACTCGCAGGCCACATTCAATGAGGCGGCCTACCTCAAGGCGCATCCTGACGCCCATGCCCGCATGTTCAACACAGGGCAGAGCGCGTATGAGGACGCGATGAGCCGCTACGGTGGCGCGGATTCGGCGGATCTCAAGCCGTTCTTCACCCAGGGCGCGGGCTTCGGGAGCATGTCCCGTGACTTCGGCATGGCCGATTATCAGGCCGACCCCGGGTATCAGTTCCGGCTGGAGCAGGGTGCGAAGGCCCTGGAACGCGCTGGCGCGGCGAAGGGCATGACGCTCTCGGGTGCCCAGGCGAAGGGCCTCACGGACTACAACTCCGGCATGGCCTCGCAGGAATACGGGAACGCCTACAACCGGTTCATGCAGAACCGCACGACCAAGTTTGGCGAACTGTCCAACCTTGCGGGCCTCGGTCAGTCCAGCGTTGGGCAGACGGGCCAGATGGGGATGAACGCGGCCCAGTACATGGGGAACAACACGATGGGCGCGGCTACCGTGGCGGGTAACGCTGGCATGGCGAACGCCGGGAACTGGGGCAACGCGCTCAACACCGGGGCGAACACCTGGATGCAATACAACATGATGAACCAGCAGACCCCGGGAGCCTACAGCATCACGGGCACCCCTGGCGGGGCCACGCCGAACTTCGGGAACAACTGGGGCCAGCCGGTTCCCTTCGCGACGGGGGGGTGATAGATGGCCTTCGAGGGGATGAACTTCGGCCTGGCCCGTCCGACTGTGGCGCTCGAAAACCCGATGGATCTGGCGATGAAGCAATTCGCCATGCAGCAGGCGCAACGGCAGGGCCAGCTTCAGGACCTTCAGATTCAGGGGCAGACTCAGGCCATGCAGCGATCCGCTGCGACCAGGCAGGCCGTCGCTGGGGCTGGCGGCGACATGGAGAAGATGGCTAAGGCCGCCTATGACTCCGGAGACTGGGAAACCGGGGACAAGATCAGCACGGCCGCGAAGGCGCAGGCCCAGGCGAAAGCCGCGCTTCAGAAAACCTACCTTGAGGCGAATGACCTGGAGCAGAAGCAGCTTCGCGGCATGACCCAGACCGCTGGCGCGGCGGCACAGGCCGCCATGAGCATCAAGGACCCCATGGAGCGATGGGCCGCTTGGCAACAGACGCTCCCCCGGATCGCGCAGCAGGTTCAGCCCAGCCCGACGGACACGCCGAAGATGCAGCAGATCAAGCAATCCATGATCCAGCAGCTTCAGGCAGAGGCCCAGGGCCTTATGGCGATGAAGGGGCCGGAGGATCTGGACGCCCTGCTGACCAAGCACATCAATGATTCCAAGACGCATGAAGACTGGATGAAAGAGGCGGAGGCCCAGCGGCAGGCTAACAAGGTGGTCGGGTTCCATCCCGCGCTTGGCCCCGACGGGAAACCGGGGATCTTCCAGACTACGGGTGGCGGGGACGTTAAACAGGTTCCCGGGCTCAAGCCGATACCGCCTGCGCCAATGGTAATGACCGGGCCGGGGACGCCGTCCATGGACCCGTCCAAGCGGTCTTCCCGTGCCGAGCAGATCGCAAACGGTGAAATCCCTGTGCCCAAGCCGACACGTGGAGATCCGACCGCGCTTCGGGACGTTGCGGATGCTCGCCAGATAATGATTGAGCGCGGTTTGGACCCCCAGGACCTCCCGGGCCTCTACAGTTCCAAGAAGACGGGCCAGGAGTCCTTTGCGGCTGGTAAGCCCAACGCCCGGATCATCACCGCCATCAACACCGCGTCTGACCACACAGAGAAGATTCTCCGTCCTGCCGCTGCGGCCCTGAATAACGGGGACTGGCAGACCGCGAACAAGATCATGAACGCGGTGGGGGTCAACCTCGGCAATAACGAGAAAACGAATTTCGATGCGGTTGCAACCTTCCTGGCTACCGAAGTCGCCAAGGTCGCGTCCGGTGGTGGGGTGCCCACGCTGTCTGAAATCGCGGAAGCACGGAAGATGTTTCCGGCGGAGGGCAGTAACAAGCAGATCATGGGCGCGATTGATATTGCCAACCGGATCATGGGTGGCAAGCTCTCGGCTCTGGATATTGAGCATAAGAACGCATTCAACGGCAAGAGCATTCGGGACATGAAGCGCCTTAGCCCGGAGGCGATCCGGAACATTGCTAGCACGGGCGGGGAAGAGCAAAAGAAGTCTGCTCCCAAGACCTACAAGGTAGGGGATACCGAAACTGCGCGTGACGGCACCAAGATGGTCTTTCTCGGCGGCGACCCAATGAAGCCTGCAAGCTGGAAGAAGGTGCGCTAATGCCGATGCCATGGGAAACCGAAGGAAGCCCTGAACCCAAGGGCAACGGTATGCCGTGGGAGAATGCCACTGATACCGCCGTCCCTGACGGCTTCCAGCCCACACAATACGGCTTCAAGGTCAAACAGGGCGAGGCCCCCACGGGCGGCCCTGCGACGATCCGCGATGATGGGGCCATCAATTTCCCGGGCCAGAGCCACTGGCTTTTCTATGACCCCAAAACGCAGCAGTACGCCCCGGCCCCCTCTGAGCCTATCGCCAATAAGGGATTCTTCAGCCGCAACTTTGGGCTGGATACGCTGACCGAGAATGCCCGCAACTTTGGGGTTGGTACCGACCGTGCCGTAAACGCGGGCCTTTCCGCCGCGCAGGGACTGTTCAATAAATTCGATGCCACCCGGCAGACCCCGGAACAGATGCAGGGGGACAAAACCGCCTCTCAGCGCGTTTCCGCAATCGTCCAGGCGATGAACAACACAGGCAAATCTTCGGCCCAAAAGTATCAGGACATTGGGCAGATGGCCCCCGCCATGGCCGCTTCGACCCTGGCGCCCGTAACCGGACCCACCTTCCTGGCGAGGGCGCTTCCTGGCGCGTTGACCTTCGGAACTGCCACCGGTTTGACCACAGAGGGAGATCTAGGGGACAGGGCGAAGGCTGCTGGCGGTGCTACTGCGGGCGCTCTGGCTGGGCAGGGCATTGTGGAGAAGGGGCTGCCGCTGGCGGGGAAGGCGGTTGGTGCCCTCACCAAGAAGTTGACCAGCTATGGCAAAACGCCCGCCGTCCAGGAGCTTCTGGACTCACTGGGCTCTAGGTTTGGTGGTCAATCCCCGGGACGGGCGGCCCAAGATGCGGCGTGGGAGCAATACAACGGTGCTTGGGACAAGTTCAAAGCGGCCATTGCCCCCGTTGATGAGGCGGCGGGTGGCGCACAGATGGATTACAGCGGCCCCGTCAAGACGATTGAGGATGTGCTGGGTGTTGGCCGGAAGCGGTCTCCGGCCCCGTTGCCACCGAAGAGCAAGGAATACCTGACAGAGCTGCTGGGGAACCTGAAGGAGGCTGGAGCCGCCGAAGGCGCGGTTGACAGCAGCGCGACGGGGGCCATCGACCTGATTAAGCAGCTTGGGGCACAAGAGCGGATTCTTGCCGGAGTTCACGGCGAAACCGCGTCCCGGGACATGCTCAAGACCGTCCGTGATTCGATCCTGAAGGCGATGGACGATTCCCACCCTGATTTGGCGGGCAGTTACGGGAAGGCGCGTGAGATTTTCGCCAAAGAAGTGGCACCGTTGTTCGACAAGTCCGAGGGCGGGCACTTCCTGACCCAGTTGCGCGACACACCTACGCCCGATGACTGGATTGGCTCTAGTAATCAGGGGTCTCTTACCAGGATGAAAGCTGACAAGGCGGCGATTGTGGCGAAGGGCTCAAGTCCCGAGCCGCTTCTGTTCTCCATGCTGGATGCTGCTGTAAAGCAGTCCAATGGGAACCCAGGGTCCTTCGTGACTTCAATTGAGAAGGCTATGCCCGCTGTCCAGAAGATGGCGGCAGACAAAACGATTGAGCCGGAAATGCTCGCCGCCTTCCAGGGGCTCGCCAAGGTCGCACGAACCGCCAAGTTCGCCGGGTGGCTCGGGAACATGGGCGTAACGACAGCCGGAACCGCTATCGGGGGTCCGATGGCTGGAGCCGGGGCCGCCTCTGCCTCGCTCGGCCTGCACTTCAAGCCCGCATACTCCGCACCCGGCCTGATGTGGTCATTGATGCAGACACCCGCCACACGGAAGTTGCTGACTTTCGCGGGGAAGATGCCAGCGGGTAGCCCTGAATTGGAATTGATCGCCAAAGAATTGAGTGGAGCCGCTGGCAAGTTGAGCGGTGGGACCACGGCCACCAACATCACCCCCCTTCGCCCTAAACTCCCCGCAGCCGCTGACACAGGAAACCCTGACACCGTAGCCCAGCAGTAGACAGCTTCACTCCCTTGGCCGCTTTGAAACGGCCCCTCCGGAGATTCCATGAGCGCATTGCCGCCGATCTTGCCCATTTTCCGTGCCGAGGATGCCAGCGGAGCATCCCTGCCGTTTGCCCTGCTCTACACCTATGCGGCGGGAACCACCACGCCGCTTGCGACCTACCAGGATGCGGCGGGGACCATCCCCAATAGCAACCCCGTGGTGTGCGATGCCAACGGCTTGGCGGTGGTCTATACGACTGCTGGCGTGGGCTACAAGTTCGTGCTGACGGACCAGTTTGGGACTGTCCAGCCGCGCTACCCGGTGGACGGCATCACGGGCGGGGCACAGGGCCTCCCGGGTGCTGCTGGCTCCACCTGGCGCTCCGGCTCCGGCGTTCCCCTGGACTCCATTGGGGCCAACGGCGACTTCTACCTCGATACCAACACGGGCGACATTTACGCGAAGTCTACGGGTGCCTATGGCCTCGTAATGAACATCAAGGGGCCTCCGGGCTCCAGCGTCAACGTCATCAAGAATGGGTCCTTTTACAAGGGCTTGATGCCCTGGAACTCGCTGCCCTCTGACGCTGCCGCTGGCGTGACTCCCACGGCCCCGGTCATCGGTGCGGGGCACACGGCGGCTTCCAGCGCGGCCCAGCTTCTGTGCCCGTCCACAGACTTTGCCGTAGCGAAGATCTACCGTGGCTCGGTCTCCCAGGGCTTCAGCATCCCCGTTCCGCAGGGCACAAGCATCCTGACCTTCTGGACCACCTGCTACCTGGAAACGGTCACGGCTCAGGTCTCGAATACGGGCTACATCAAGGCTTACCTCTTCTCCCAGACGGCGGGCACGGAAACCCTGCTCCAGACCTACACACTGACGGCCACCTCCGCTACGCCGACCTGGACGCAGCAGAGCCTGGACCTGACTGCCTCACTCCCGGCCCAGGGCGATTACGGCATCCGGTTTGAGATCGAATCCGCCTGTAACAACGTCAGTGGTTCCGGCGCAAACAAGGGCACCATCACGGCGATTGACGACATTACGCTGCTGGTCACGGCGGCGGGAACGACTGGCCCAGCCGGTGCCACTGGCCCTGCTGGTCCTGCTGGCCCTGCGGGAACGGCCACCTATCTCCGTCGGACCACGCTGACCAGTAACGCGACCTACACGACCGCTCCGAATACCCAGTGGCTGGACGTTACCTGCACGGCTGGGGGTGGTGCAGGCGCTGGTCACGGCGTGACTGTCGCTGGCGGTGGAGGTGGCGCGGGTGGGACCATCCGCAAGCGCATTGCGGTTACCGGCTCCACGGGCTATGCGGTGGTCATCGGCCCGGGCGGTATCGGCGGGGTGGTGGGCGCTTCCGGTAGCGATGGAACGGCTACAACCTTCGGCGGAACCCTTGTGGTCGCTTCCCCGGGCAAGGGCGGATCAGCTACGGGTGTCGGCGGTGCGGGTGGTGCTGTTGATACCTTCGCGGGCGGGCCTGGTGGTGCTGCTGGAACCTCCAGTGTCGCCCCCGTGGGTGGTGCCTCCACTTCGACTCACGTAACGGTGTTCACCTTCGCGGCCCTCCCGGGTGGTGGCGGTGGCGGTGGCGGTAACAAAAACGCCCCCATCCCCAGCAATGCTGGTGCGGGTGGCGGTGGCACCGAGGCGTTTAGTGGCGGTATAGCCGGAGACACGGAACTAGCCAACCAGAACGGCGGTGGCGGTGGCGGTGCCTCTGCCTGGGCCGATGGTGGTCGTGGTGCCTCCGCCTTTGACGCTGCTGACGCCGGGTCTGGGTCGCAGGGTTCCGGTGGTGGTGGGGGTTGCGCCTTCTACGGCACGGGTGCCGGGGCTAACGGCGGGGCTGGACTCTGCATCATCGAGGAGATTGCCTAATGGCACTGATCAGCGCCCCCCCCAGCGATAAGAGTATCTTCCAGTTCCCCCCCAGCTTCCCGAATGGGACGGTCAGCGATTCTTGGATCGCATGGTTTCAGGAGGTCCGGAACAATAATTTTGTGTTCCCCACCCCAGCCGCTGGTTTCGCCCTCGGCTGGGATGCCCTCGGCAACCTTGTCAATGTCCCGAATACCGGGGCCGACCAAACCGCCGCATGGACTGCCGCCGATGCCGCGAATATGGCCGCGCTGGCTGATACCACGCTTGGCGCTAAGGGTTCCGCCCTCGTCGGCAATAACCCCGCGCTAACCTACCCCCCCAACACGGTAGGCTCTGCCCTCGCCGCCCGTCTAATCGCTGGGGACCTCGCATCTACGGCCTCTGGCAAGGGTGCGGCGCTGGTCGGGTACCTCGCCCCCTACACGGGGGCTGTGGCTACTACGCAGGGTGAGTTAGACGACCGCCGAGTCAGCGTGTTCGACTTCCTCACGGACGCGCAGAGGGCGGATGTAAGGGCTCGGACTGCCGCACTGGATCTGTCTGTACCCATCGCTGCTGCCATTACCGCCATGAAGGGGTCCAAGAAAACCCTCTATTGGCCAGCCGGTATCTACTACCATGCCTCCGCCCTGACTGTGGACTACGCGCCCCAGTGGGAGGCCGAAGGCGTGGCGAATTGGGACGCATCCGGAGAGGTGAGCCATGGTGTGGTCCTGAAGTCTGGCGTTACGGGGGTGTCTTACGGGCTCACCATTGATCCCGGAGCAGGACCCTTTGCCGCTGGGCTCTATGTTCGGGGCTTCAAGTTCCTGGGTGGGGCCGGTGCAACCAATGGGACCTTACTGCATAACGTGGGTAACGATGGCCGGTTCGAGAATTGCACCTGGGACGGGTTTTCTGGCCCCGGATTGGACTGCAACTATGCCCAGGATGTCACCTTCCACGGCTGCTCCTGGTTCCGGTGTGGCGTAACGGCTGCGACCTACGCGCTGACGATCCGGGGTGGGTCCAATCTGCTGACGTTCTACCGCCCCCGGATTGAAAACTGTGTCCGTGGTCTGCATCTTACGGGCGCATGCTTCGGGATCAACTTCGATCAGCCCCATTTTGAGATGGGCGACTACGGTGGAGCGAATACTTACAATGACTTCTACACCGCGCCGCCCTTCCTGATCGACGCGACAGGTGGCATTTCCAACGGCGTTAAGTTCAGTGATGGCTGGTTCGTCCCTGCTAGTGTCCAGACGCTGATGGATCATTACTCCATCACGGCAGATGCCACGGCCTTTTTGATCTCGTCAACGGATTGCGAAGACCTCCAGTTCAACGGCTGCACCTTCATCCATGGCAGTAAGGGGGGCAAGTTCCTTCAGATCGTCAGCACCCAGCGCGATTACATGGCCCGCGTGGTCAACTGCGACTTCCTGCGGACAGATTGCCGGGTGGCCGCGATCGACATGCAAGAAGGCGTGTTTGAAAACAACACGATCCACGTCTATGACAACACTAGCACAGCCATTTTCAAGGTGGCCCGATTCTCCTACTGCTTGGTAAACGGGAACAAGGTCAACAGCTCGAATGCTGGAAGCACGACCAAAACCAGTGGTTACATCTTCGAGGCTTACACCGATGCCCTGGTATTCAATAAACGGTCCTTGCTGGGCCTGAATGCCTACATCATGGACAGTTACTACAAATACGCTAATTCCCTTTGGGCCTGTTCCCCTGAATCCCAATGCCCCGTTAAGGGCTTGGGTGTGACGCCGGTGGCTGGCGCAATTGACCTTGAACTGTACCGAGATGGGTCAATCCTCCAGCCTGGGACAAACACCATCACGAGTATTACCAATGCCAAGCAAGGTCAAGTAGTAAAGATCATGGGCGTTAGCGGTGGGACTCCCACGATCAACAATACAGCATCGGTCATCCTCAAGGGGGCTGCCAATGCGGGGCCGTTGGCTGCCAATCAGATCCTAACTCTCCAGGAGATCGACGGGGACGGGAAGCTATACGAGATTGGCCGGAACTTCTAGCCTTGTGCAGCCCGTGTGATGAATGTGTGAAAAGATGCGGCATTGACTCCCTAGCATCCGCCTAGCATCCGAAGCTGGGCGGGGCAGGGGAGCCAAAACGCTAGGATTCAATTGGTGCGCCCGGTGGGGGTCGAACCCACATGACCTAAGTCGGCGGATTTTAAGTCTTAGTTTGCGCCCCGCAAGCAACCGCATCATTCCGTAACCTCCATGTTTTCAGTATAGGCCCCGCAATATTACGCGCCATCCCGCAACCTGCTAGTATCCGCCTAGCATCCGGGGTGGGCCGTGAAAGTCGCGCTGTCAGACAAGATCATCGGGGGGGTGGATCATTCTAGCATCCTGGAAGGGCGGGAACGCCGCACCCTTTGGGATGCCTCACAGAAGGGGCTGGGCCTGCTGGTCCATAAGTCGGGAACCCTAGCCTGGGTCCTGCGCTACTCCATGCGGGGGCAAAACGGGCAGACCACGCTGGGGCAATGGCCGGATCTCCCCTATGCCATGGCGAAGAAAAAGGCCCAATCGCTCCGGGGCCAGATTGCGGATGGGATAGACCCAGCCAAGGTGAAGGATGGAGCCAAGACGGTTAAGGATCTGGCGGCAGACTTTGAAAAGGACTATCTGCCTGGGCTGGCTGCCTCCACCTCGCGGACCTATAAGATGCTGATCAAGCGCCATATCCTGCCCAAGATTGGGCGACTGCTGGCGGATGAGGTAGCACTTCAGGACGTTGCGCGGGTCCACCATGCGCTCCGGGGCCAGCCCAGGACGGCGAACCAAGCATTAGCAGTCCTGTCTCGAATGCTGAACCTTGCGGAGCGGTGGGGATACCGGCCCGTAGGCTCGAACCCATGTAGTGCCATCGGGCGCTTCCCTGAGACCAAGCGGGAACGATACCTCACGGCGGAGGAAATGCAGACGCTGGGGGACAAGATCAGGGTGGAGGAATTGGCCGGATGGAACCCCTACACCATCGCGGCCCTGCGGTTCGCCATGCTCACGGGAATGAGGCGCGGAGAAGTGGCGGGGCTGAAGTGGAGCCAGATCAAGGGAGACAAGGTGGTCTTCACTGCGCGGCGGGAAGACGCCTCTACGTCATCCAAAACCGGGGCAAAGACGATCCCACTCAACCCGCCTGCCAAGGCCATCCTGGGGGGGCTCACGCGGATGCTGGGCAGTCCCTACGTGTTCCCGGGTGAACAGGGCGGGCCATGCACGGGAAGCCTCAAGAACCTCTGGTATAAGCTGCGCGAAGAAACCACCTTCGCAGACGTTCGGCTCCATGACCTTCGGCATACCTTCGCATCCATCGGCATCATGGAGGGCCTGACTCTTGAGCAGATCGGGGGCCTGCTGGGGCACAAGGCGGCGGCTACGACCAAGCGATATGCCCATCTAATGGAAGAGGCCGCACGGGTGGCGGCCTCAAAAGTCGGGAGCGAAGTGGTCAAGCGGCTTGGATAGTGCTGGAGTAGCTGGGCTGGGCCTCAATCCATGCGTCTAGGTCGCACTGGCGGAACCTCACCAGCTTCTTGCCGAGCTTGATGAACCTCGGCCCCGTCCCGTCGTGCATCATGGTTTCGAGGGTGCGGAGGGATATAGCTAGATATTTGGCCGCCTGTTTTTTGGTAAGCAGCTCAGTCATGCCACCTTCCCCCTCAGCTTCGCCAGCAGCGCGGCCTTGTTCCGCTTCCGCGTTTCAACCCGCTTGGCGATCTGTTCGGGTGGGATCTTCCCTGGTCTTGTTCCGGGCTTCAATTTCACCGGGCGATCTTCGTTGGCTTCGTCATGGAACCCGCAGAACGGTCCATTCGGCATGGATAGGTCATGGCATCCCCAGGCTCGGCAGATCATGCGGCATCCTTTCGACGGTCAAGAATCTCCAGCATCAGCACCCGGCGCGTGGCGGGGCCTGTGCCTCGGTTGATAAGTTGCGTGACCCATTCCTCCGCAGCGGTTCGGCGGGCGTTGCGCTCGGCGGCTTTGCGTGCCTTGGATTCGCGGTAGGACTTGCGGCGGGCCTCGATGCGCTCGGCTTCGGTGGCGTAGGGGCGGGTCATGGCTTCACCTCGCCGCATGACTCAATGGCCTTGCGGATCAGGCCCATAAACTCTTCCGGCTTGTCCAGATCAATGGCCCATCGCTGGGTTTTGATCACGGCGTAATGTCCCCCGCCTCCGTCTTCCGTGGTGATCTCGATTTCATTGTCGGAGATGCCTCCTGGGGCGCAACAGTCGGCGTCTTCGGTCACAAGCATGGTAATGGATTCAATGTTCATCGGACTCCCCGCTGCACTTGGAGCAGAAGTAGGGACTCGGCGGTAGGCATCGGTCGTGCCCGTTATCGGCGGGGCCTCCGCACTTCGGGCACTTGGACAGGTCGGGCCCCTCCCCGCTCTCCGTGCCGAGGATGGCGGCCTTGACTCTTCTCAGCCGTTCATACTGCTCGTCTGTACATAATTCCCGCCCTGCGATATCGAGCAGATCCTCTAGGTCGGAGCGGACGGACTCGATCTTGCTCCGTTCATCATCCCTGATGCGCTGCTCGGCATCGGCCCCGGCCTGGGCGGTGGTGGCGAGGGCGGCCTTGATCGTGTCCAGGACGTAGCCGTGGCTCTGGTTGTGCCGTGCGATATCCCAGGAATCTGACTCCGCGAGGGTCATTCGCATGAATGCCGCAGCATCACGCTCAAGACAACCGCCGATCTCCTCGCGCACCTTACCCAGCGCTTCGGTCAATCCCAGCACCTCGCGGTCACGCTGGGCGAGGGTGACCTCTAGTTCTGCGGTATTCCGCTCAAGCTGGGCGTTGCAGAGATTGGCCCACTCATTGGCATCACGGACGATCCGCGCCCCGGCCTGGGCGATCTCGGCACACTGGGGGCCCCATGTGCGAAGTTCTTCGATGAATTTGCGAAGTTCTTCGATGAATTCTAGTGAGTACTGTCCTGATTCCTGTTCAGGCACGGGCGGCACCAGGGGCGCGGCTTGCGGGTCGGTTGAGCCCAGCGCCTTATTTGGGAGGCCGCAAACGCACGCGATCACGGGCCTTCCGTTGTTCATGCCGCACCCCAAGGCGTGGGCAGTAGCTGGGTACAGGTGGTCAGTCATGGGCTTGCTCCTCGTGGGTTAGGCGAACCGCTCCGGGCTGGATTCGCTGGGGTTGCTGCGCGGGGCGGTTCGTAGTTGCGTCTGGATTTAGGGCGTTATGCGGATTGCGAGTTCGTATAAAACAAAGTTGGGCGCTTAGTCGTAGCTCTTGAGTAAGGATTCGAGATTGAGAATCCGGTTTTGCATGGCAGTGATGCCGTTGTGAATCCCGACTTGATGGAACCCGTAGGAATCCAGCAGGGCGCGGCACACGGTCAACTCGTTCGTTGCCCGTTCAAGTTCATCGGCTAGGCGCATGTTCTCGCTGATGCCGCCTTCGATCTGTTCGTCCATCTTTTGGGCCATGTAATCCATCTGGTTCCTCCCGGGCATCGCGCCCAACCATCTCGCTCAACCCCGCTTCGCTCGGACCCGCGCAAGCGCGGCCCGGGTTAGCTCGGGGCGTTGGGCGTCAGTTAAGGTGGTCGTTGATTTGTTCGACAGAGATGGCGAGATCCCCAATCACCTCTTTGGTCGCCGCGATGGTTCGGTGGAAGTGGTCTTCCATTTCGGCCCGCTGGAGTGCCCGAACCGCCATGACGAGCGATCTCTGGGCAGAGGAAAACTGGTCTCGTGCGGCAATCAGGTATGGAATCTCTTTCGATTCGTGGGGCATCGCCCAACCCTCTGCTCAACTCGGACCCCGCCTGGTCCGTGATTTTTAAGGGTTTCGCTAACCGCAGGCGGGGCCGGTTAGCTTCATTCGTTGGGCGCTACTCATCGCCGCAGAGGCGACAAAGGTAAACATCTTCTGCCTGGTGCCACCCATCGCCTTCGCAGATGGGCTTGCCGCATGCCTCACAGAACGACACGAACTCGCGGTCGTTGATGGCGAGGATCTGGGCTCCCTTCGGGAGGCTGGCTCGGATGCCATCAAGCGAGGTGGCCTGGAAATCGAGGGTCAGCCGGTACTCGATCTTGAAGACCTCGCCCAACCCACCGCTCAACTCGGACCCAACCGCGTCCGGCAACTCTCCGGGATTTCCGGATACTTCGGTCATGGTTCTCTCCTCAAAATGGTGCTGCGGTTGGTCCGGTTAGCGGGACCGTTAGGGCTCCCGCCGATCAATGCAGTCATCCATGCTGCGGTAGTAGAGGGCCGGGAACCGCTCGCGCCAGGCTCTGACTTCGGCCTCCAGCTTCGGTCGCGTGATGCAGCAGAGCGGCTGGGGGAATGCTCTTTCAAAACTGAAGGGGGTGATCAGCGCCCTAACCGTCTCGCTCAAGTTGGACCCTACCGCGCTCGGCTTCGGGGTTCCAGGTGTCTCACTCATGGTTTTGTTCTCCCTCATGATTTGTGATGCGGTAGGGCCACTTAGCTCGGGTCGTTAGGCCTCGAACATCGGGCTCGTCTGAATCCCGTTCGGGGTGCCAAATCGCCTGTTCGGCCGTTCTGCTTGGGGTTTCGTGGGGGGCGTGCGCTCATGGTGGCAAGTCACACGTCGCTCTTTCCTATCTCCGCTCGGTTTTCCCGTCACCCCGGTTCAGTCCAGGTCAGAACTGGCGTCTCGGCCTAACCTTCAGCTCAACTCGGACCCCGCCTGCATTGTCTCCCGCTCTCTCTCAGCTTCTCGCTTTCTCGGCTCCGCTCGTCGCCTCGGTGCAGGCGGGTCCGGTTAGCTCCCTTCGTTAGACCTTGTTCCCGTCTGCGTATTCGGTGTGCCAAGAGCAGATAACCCGCCGATTCCAGGCCCGTTCCGCCGCAACCTTCGTTTCCAGCCATGGCCCCTCGGCGGCGCACTGGTTGCAAACCGCCCAATGGCTCGTCCCATCAGTCGTGAATAGCCGCGCACTCCCCCCACAGAATGGGCAGGGGTCTAACCGTGCGCTCGACTCGGACCCTGCCTCAGGTGCGTTCTGATTCGTCATGTCGGTTCCTTTCTCCGGCAGGGCCGGTCAGCTTGGGTCGTTAGGCGTAGACCAGCACCCAAGCCCACGCTGCGAAGCCAATCCCCATGAGAAGGAAGACCACATCCTCGCCCAGGTTGTATTTCACGGTCCTTGGGTAGTCGCCAACCATCATGGCGAGGGCTCGCGCAACGATTCCCGCGATGCCGAACCAGAACGAAAACTTGATGTAGAGGTTCATGTAGTGCTCCTTATATGGGGTTTTTGGTGGCGCCTAACCCGGCGCTCAGCCTTCGCTCACTTCGTTCGCCGGACCCCGGCTGCGCCGGGCCCGGGCTAGCTGTTCGTTAGGCGCGTGGCATAACGCTGAGATCAATGTATGGACTGCCGCACAGGTGGAGCTGCCACGCCCGCCGCCCGTGCGGCTTGGGAGTCGCGTCCTCTTCCCCTTGGCGGAAGATGGTTCCGCAAGCCTTGATGATCGCGGCCACCAGTTCTTCGGCGGGCACGGCT